TTCTTCTGGGCTTTTTATGTCTCTTTGTGTTTGCCTCATTTGTGCCTGTTCAAAGGTCATACCACTATAATCAGGAGGTGGTTGATAAGGTTCTACAGCAGGTCTTGCTATAAACATATTAGGATCATTTGGGTCAAACTGCGCAGGAGAAGGCTGACTTATACCTTGTTCATATAATAATTTAGAAGGCGGTCTTGAACCTACAGGTTGTACAGGTGTAGGTAAGGCAGGTCTACCTAAAAAGTTTTCAAAGGATGCTGTATCTCCTTGGGCTAGTTCAGGCATTATATTTGTTAAGCCACTAACAGCTTGGTTAGCTAAACCACCTATAGCATAACCTTTTACATAACCACCCTGAGCCATTCCAGGCATAGCCTTAGCACCTAACTGTCTCATAGCTACTTCTGCCATTTTACCTACACGCTTAGCTGCGCCAGGTTGAGACATTATATAAGCTTGCTGTTCATCAGCTTGCATCCCTGCCATCTCTGGTACTATTTTACCCATTTGTTCAGGTGTAAATCCACCAAATACTTTAGCCATTTTTAATAGTCCTTATTAATTACCCAGCTTCATCCATATTGCAGCAGCAACAAAGCTGAATATAGCAACGGTTGTTATTTTAACGAATGTGTTCCATATACTTAAACGTGTTTGTCGCCACGTTGTTAATAGATTACGTACTTCACGCATATCCTCAGCAGCAGACTCATCATGTAGTCCTAACTCACGTAAAACTAACTTAGCTCCACGCTTAGCTGATCTGTCTAGTATAATCTCTAGCTCTTCTGGGGTCAACGTTATATTGTTCATTATGCTGATTCCGTAAATACCCAAGCCCCTTGAGGAGCTTCACCAGTTAAAGAAAAGTTCTGTGAAGAAGCATTACCGTTAGTAGTAATACCTACAGATCCAGTATTATACCACCAACCATACCTATGTGTACAAGTTGTATTTGAGGCAGAAGAAGTATATCTAGTTTGACTATAGCCATCGCCACCTCTTTCTCTAGCATAAAGCAGTATTTCACCAGAAGCAAGTGTTTGAGAAGTACTCTTAGTACCAACTCTATTGTAAGACCATTTTCCTGGCATTACCACGCACATACCACCTGCCCATTTATTAGAACCCTGTCTGTTAAATGTATATGCAACATTACCTACTAAATTATGAGGTAAATTTATTTGATCAGCAGCGCAATTATTATTATGAACTGAAGCATTAAATACATTTGTATGTGTGTGAGTCATTGTTATAGGATCTGTTACAGAAGAACCACCAGGCATAGCCGCAACACCTATTATTGTTGTCCACTGACTAGACGTATGTTGTGATGTTCTTGTAGTATTGTTAGGACAAGTGTCGCTGCCTTGATATCTACTATTAGGGTTGTTAGCGCCACTATCATCTGATGTCATAAGTTGTCCACCAGGACTAGACTCAAGACTTACCCATATAGCACCTGAATTTTTTACTGACCTAAAGTCTGTTAACTTTTGAAGTGTAGTACCCTCATAATAGTTGTTATAGAAGTCACCTAAATCAATAGCACCACTTGTAGGTACATCCGCATTGTTGTTGTAACCGAAGTTACTACGAACATTAGAACCACCCCTGTAAAAACTAGATAGACTTATGCTTCCTGTTTTATCATATTCACTTCTTAGGTTAGCAAAACTAATTGCTCCTGATGCAGGTAGAGCCATTATACAGATCCATATGCTGTGATGTTGCCTACTACGGTTAAATTACCAGAACCGTCTATCTTCATTTTGTTTGAGCCGTTAGAGGCAAACAATAGAGTGCCACCACTCTCAGTTATTGTCCAGTTGCCTAAGTCTACGGTTGTAGCATTAAGAGTAGAAGCAGAGAATGCTTGAGAGCTAGAACCGCCTGAAGTAGCTGCTGCATCCAAAGCGGCCTGTAGGCCATCTACGTTAGAAATAGTGTGATTGTGACTGTCATCTGCGACTACAGTTGTTATACTAACATTACCTGTACCATCAAAGTTAACATTACCTGACACATCGCCAGTAAGTGCTATATTACGGGTAGTAGCTAATGCTGTAGCTGTAGAAGCATTACCTGTAACTGCACCCGTAAGATTACCAGTAACGTTACCAGTTAAGTTACCCTCAAATGTACCCGCTACGAATGTTTCACTGCCTACGCCCCACTTGTCTGTTGATTCTGTCCAGACTAGAGACTTGTTAGTAGATGTACCACGTTCAATAGTGATACCTGCATCTTGGCTTGGTGTACCTGTCTCATCAGAGTTAAGTGTGATAATGTTATCACCAATGTTTACAGTGTTAGAGTTTACTGTAGTAGTCGTACCATTTACAGTTAAGTTACCACCTACAATAACATCATCAAATGTTACGTCTTGGTTTGTAGCTAATGAGATAACACCTGTAGAGCTATTGTAGCTGATGTTACCTGTAGCAGATATTGCACCCCTAGCTCTAGCTGTAGTGTGATACAGATTAGATGAGCCTTCAGCTATGGTATCTGTGTTACCCTGCGTAAAGCTCATAACACCCGTAGTGCTGTTGTAGCTTAAACTTCCTGTAGCTGAGATAGCACCTCTAGCTCTAGCAGTTGTATGATATAGGTTGCTAGAACCCTCAGAAAGTGTGTCTGTGCTGTGGTTAGCTATGCTTGATACAGTACCTGTCACATTACCTGTTAGAGCGCCTGTGAACCCTCCTGTAGCCGACACAGTACCACCTACAACAATGTTACCAGAGTTTAGTGTTAAGTTAGCTGTAGCTAAAGTTGTGTTGCCTGTTATAGCAAGAGTACCACCTACTGTAGTATTACCTGTCACTGCTAGTGTACCCAGCGCTGAAGTAGCTGAACCATTTAAACGTAAAGCTTCTACATTACCTGAAAAAATAGACAACTGGTTAGAGTTGTTAGTTAGTTTACCAAAGCTAACACCACCATCTTTAAGTAATACATCTCCACCGTCAGCGTCTAGTGTAATATCACCTGCTACATCTAGAGTTAAGTCTCCTGTAGCTACAGTGTAAGAGTTATCAATGATAGTAGTGTAACCATTCACACCTATGTTAGCTGTATCAGCATACAGAGTACCGTCAAAGTATCCATCCTTGAATTGAGCTGCACTAGATCCTAAGTCAATAATGTTATTAGCTTTAGGTAAGAGTGTAGATGTGCCTACAATGATGTCCTGCCCTGGTCCTACCTTTGTTACAGGTGCGCCTTGTCCTGCTGATCCATCATGAGCGTGACCAGAGGATGCGTTAAATGCGTTTTCAACAGCGTTAAACTCTCCGTCTAAATCGTCTGCGTCAATAACGCTACCGTTAGCGATGTTGTTAGCCGTATCTTGGCGTGTATAACCTGCCATAAGAGTTGTCCTTTATTGTCTATCGTTCTGTGTAAACTCAAGAAGTGCTGTATCTAGAGTAAATGCTGGGTTAGTTGTGTTATCTTCTATACGTATTGATATAGTCTTACCTGATCCAATGATTTGATTCTGATAAACTTTATCTAACTCACCACCATATATAGCTGTACCAAATATAGAAGTAACTGATCCATAGATAGCAGCAAAAATACCTGTACTTGTAATAGTAGTTGCTGCAGGTTGTATGAGGTTTTGGTTATTAGATCTAGTGAAGTCATACTTAAGTGCTAGATCAATGTTAAATGAACCTTTAGGATCAACATATGTAGTTAGTTTATAAAAAGTCTTACGTATCTGTGGATCTGATATAGGCATATACGGTGATTCGTAGATTGCTTCAATAGGCTGACCATCAAAGTTATATCCTGTCTCCATCTTATATACGTAGCCATCTTCATTACCAAATATAATAGTCTCTGAATACTCTGTATACTTAGAGTCTGCTACAAAGGCTTTTATACCTGATGTCTCACCCCATGCTAAGTTAGCTGCACCTTGGTTAGAGAACTTAGTTACAAGTAACCCACGAGCAACTTTCTTTTGTTCTGACTGTGTATATCCAAAGATACGATACTGTGCTTTCTCACGTATAACAATAGAGCAGAAGTTAGATGTACTTTGAGCAAACTTATAAACGTCATCAGCTATAGGATCAGAAGCAACTTCAAGTGAGAAGTCACCAATTCTGTCTGTAGCACCTAAGAGTCTAATACCGTCAGGAGACATATACATAATGTCACCACCAACCTCTTGTATCGTATCAGGGTCTAAACAACCAATGCCTTCTGTGATAGGGTTTAACTGGAAGTCAGCTAGAGTTGTACCAGAGAGACGTTGTATGTTATTTCTGCTAAAGATGATAAGCTGATCACGGAAAGCAATAAGGCCAGTAATGTCGTGGCTTACATTTATGACACCACCACCATTAGCGGCACTAAAGTCTCCTGAATCTGAAGGTGCTGAAAAGTATAAGTTAGAACCCTTAGAGAAGAACACTGTAGTCTTAAACACCGCTACCTGTTCTGCACCCTGTAAGTCTGATAGAGAAGAGATAAACGATAAAGAATTAGCTGTATCATTAAATAGCGCTGGGTAGTTAGAACCATCTACAAATAATATGAAGTCACCTGCACCAAAATTATACTCAGTGGTACGTATCTTACCGCCTAATAAAGAGGCTTTACCTAGTGAAGACCATGTACCTCCAGAAGATCTATGGTATTCAGTTTTAGGTGTACCAGCACCATCACTTCTAGCCGCTACATACTCACCTGCATTAGCTACTTTAACACCTAATACACGCCCTGTTCCTGGTACTACATTAGTGTTTGCTTTAGTGTAACCTAAAACTTTACTGTAACCACCAGACCTAGCTGGCTCAAAGTTCTGCAGTATAGTAGCAGAACCAACAGCATTAGCACCCTGTTGTAGAGGGCTGAGATTAGAGATGAGGCCACCTTTAAACTCAATAGGGAATGTCTGCCAATTAGTAGCCATCAGTAATGAACTCTTGTATCTCTTAAGTACTCTGTACGGTTTATGTTTATAGAACGCATACTCTTGATACCCTCTTTAAACTTGCCTTGTGATAATTGTGCAGACTGAGTGTCACCCCTGAATACATAAGCATAATACATTGCACCATCTACAACGATATGTCTGTATGGTTCTGGTATAGTAGCAACGTCTGATGATTTCTCCATATCAACACCATTAGTGTAATATTCATATACTACTTCATATGCTTTGTCTGGGGATGGTACAAACAGTAATTCTCTACTTGGCGCACGTACAACATACTGTGGTACACCTCTTACATCTGAGCTAGAGTTATACTCTATGTCTGCGTGTTTGTCAAGATATTCTTCGTAATTCAACACTTTAAGACGTTTAGTATCTACGTTAAGAGTGTCATCACGTTTTAGCCTAAAGCTATTCATATTAACAGTCTTACTGTCGTAAGGCATACTGTAGCGTACTTCACCTGCAGTTAAGATCTCTGTCTCTTCTGCGTGATTCCAAGGCCACTCAAACTCTTCTTGGTGGATGTGTCTGATAGATGCATTAACAGCATCTTTAGTAAGGTTGTAGTAACCTTGTGCTGTAGCAAAGTTAGTTGTAGTAAGTTCTACTTCGTTAAGTCGTCTGTTAACATCATTAACTAACCCGATAAAGTCATAGGCCATTCTTATTTCTCCTTAACACGTACAAATACTGAACGCTCATATTGTAAGCCTTCTACTGTAGTGATCTTACATGTAACTCTGTATCTAACGTTATTAGTACCAAGAGATAGACGTATTGTTGCTACGGTTAGTGTGTTTGTTTTCTGTACCATCTGTAGGGCATTAACAACTTCAGCTGCATCTATCTGGGTTTTAGTCCCATCAGAATCATCTACAAACCATGTAACACCTGATATAGAGTCATCACCTAAGAAGCGTGACCAATCTATGCTATAATCTAGTATTTCATCTTTATCTTTATCAGGCCATTTGTATGACATTATTGTAATCCTTATGCTGCAATACGTACAACTCTGTCTGTATCCATTGCTTCGATTAGTATAGTTCTATTGTTTGGATCTGCAGGTACATTAACAGTAAAGCCCTGGTTAGTAGGTGCTATAAGTATAACACGGTTTCTATCAAAACTTGCTTTAAGACTTTCGTAGTCAAACTGTACAGTTGTAACATTGAAGTTACCTGCAAATGCGTTTAGAGGTACACCTGTTATCTCAAACACGTTAGAGGTTTTAGTAGTTAGTATGCCAGCATTAGTATTAGCGGCTACTCCTACAGGTAAAACTACTGCTTTAGCTTGTACATTAGTACCTGTAGCACCAGACATAATAAGCGCTGGGCTTGTAAGGCTTAGATTAGCCTCTGCCAATACTGTAGTTGTACCGATATTGCCTTGAGAGTCAACCCCTGAAGGTACTACATTAGCGTTTGCAGCTACTATTGTTGTGCCTACAGATGATGTAGCTGATACTGAAGCACTAAGTGTAACACTCTTGGCAGTGACGACTGATAAGCCGATGCTACCTGTTCCTGCAACACCTGTCAAGCCTAAATTAGCTTCCGCTACAACAGTTACACTTCCTGCAGTACTTGTAGCAGAAACACTTGCAATAACAAAGCGTGTCTCTACCGTACTAGAGAAAGGGTTAGTTGAAAATGGTGCTATACCGAAGAGCATCAGTCAGCATCCGCAACTGTCAGATCACCAGCTTCGACTTGCTTGAGTATCTCTGCGTAGTGACGATTGGCTGGGTCTAGTGGGACGAACATCACTTGTCCGTCTATTGTTGCTTTGACTGAAGAGTTGTTGCCTAACATTGGGTCTGCATTATATTGTGCCGATGTAATGTTCATACTATTTTCCATGATT